AACTTTCTTCGGGATTTTGAGTCCCACGCGTCTGCCAATTCCGCCACACCGGCGTATGAACCTTGTCGTGACGCGCTTTTGCTCCGAAAGCACCGCGTCTTTCTCCTAGTCGCCGAATGGGATTGCCCCGTTCCACGACTATTACGCGACGTTTAATACTATATCACGCATTATTTTATTCGTCAATAGGCTACGGAAAATATTTTCGGAGTTCCCTGCGAAGTTCCCTCCGGAAGCCCTGCGTAGAACGTTCGGCTTTTACTCCGCCGCAAGCCATTCGCTGAATAACGAGAGACTGTTCCGGCTATCGCTACTTCGGCTATCGCTACTTCGTTCTAGGTTCAACTTCCGGGCAACTGTTGCGGCTGCTTTTTCGAATGCAACGTACAGGTAACGTTCTAGGTTTCGGATTTTACCTTGTTTCAATTTCAGCATAACGGCGTTAAATGTCTCTATGTAAGGTTCCGGATCGTGTTCGATAAGGGTATTCGGACTGACTTTTCGTTTTGCTTTGAGTAGCAAGCCGTAGTATTTGTAAATTTCTTCCGCATTGAAGAACGGTTCCATCGCATTATAGATCGCGTGAGGCAACGCCGAACGCAATGCATTTGCCGGAACGGGCGAACGAGTATCTTTATAAGTGCTTTTTAAATGCTTAATAGAATACGATGGTTCTTCTTCGAAATAACGTTCTTCCGCCTTTGCGTTATCACTGTTTTCCGAACCCTCACGACTGGACAATATCGACTGGTCACGTTGAGCTTCTCTTTCTGCCGAAGCCCCTGTCGAAGCCTCTGTCAAATCTTCCCTGTTTGCATCGATTGTAAACTTGTTTACAGAATTGTATACGGAATTAGGTACGCCCTCTTCCGCCAAACTCTCCGCTGCCGGAAGGATTACGAGAATATTCGCGCCCTTGCCTCCGTTGATCTTTCGAAGAGTCGCATACTTTTCGATAATCTCTAAAGCTACGAGCTTGTTTACGACTCTTCTTACGGTCTTTTCCGACTTGCCTACGTAATCTGCGATCGTTGCCGCCTTCAAGTGGGCTGCTCCGTAATACTTGACCGCATACCTTGCGACCATTTTTAATACAGCCCGATCCGTTTCGTTTAGTACGTGCGTGTTATTTCGTATATGAAGATAAATGGCGTTGTTTAATTCCGCCTTACTTTCGAATGTTTTGTAATCGTCTAAGTAATGCATTTTCGCACCTCCGTAAACATGCTATTATGTCTTTACGTCTAAGCGATATAATAAACGATAGTGTAAAATAAGTCAAGCGTAGAAAAGTACGGCTTTACATATTTCCGTTTTAACGCTATAATAGAGAAAACAGGTTCGGAGAAAGGAGGGAAAGAATACGAATGGCAGTCGAATTTAAAATCCGAGTGAAAGAATTATTAGAAGAACGTGGAATAACGCAAAAGGAATTATCGGACATGGCGGACGTTCGCCCTGCGGCTATCTCCGCACTAGCACGAGGTTATGTCGAAAGGATTTCGATAGATCATATCGTAAAAATTGCTAACGCGTTAGGGATTACGGACTTGCGCGAAATATTGACGTTAGAAGAGAACGAAGGAGAAGCCGAAAAAGGGTAGAAAAAAAAGAGCGCACTCCCTTTTCGAAGGAGCGCGCACTTAAAATAAAACCGATTTAATTATGTCGATAACAAGCAATACGACAAACGCAAGAACAATAAACCCGGATACGTACACAAACGTCATTCCTATGATTGCGGAAGTAAATTCCCATATTTTATCGAGTATATGTTTTTCTTTTTCGGGGGCATCTTCGTAATCTCTCCGTCTCCCCATACTGATTTTGACCTCCCTTTTTCTATACTTTAATTCCTTTTATTATATCAGAATCCGTGACATATGTAACTCCCCTCCCGCCGAAACGAGAGGAGGCGTTCAATTAAAACGTGCCTGCATTCAGTTGTTTCTGCATTTCTTCGACAACCATAGACGGTCGCGATAACACGCCATCTACCGGAGTGCCAAGGTACGATTGAAGCGCACGTACCGTAGCAGGCCCGAGCAATCCGTCTGCCTTTGCGCCTACTTTCTTCTGCAAGGCTTCGATAACCATTGAACCGCCGGAGCCGTAACGTACAGTATTTCCGTACAATGCTTCCGTTACGGAGTTCCGAGATTGGTTCGAAATGATTCCGTCTTCCGGAGTTCCCAACGCTTTCTGCAAAGCTTCTGTCGTCGATTTGCCCCACTTTCCATCTACCGTAAGGTTCGCCTTCGGCTTCGGAGAGCCGCCACGTGCCCTCCGGTTGACTTCTGCTCGTACTTTTTCATATTTCGACTTAGAAATGCCGAGTGATTTCCTACGGTTCTCATGGCCGGAACCGTGCTTTCCTGCGATTACTTCGTTCGCCATTTGCGTGACTGACTTCCCGCTTGACTTCCCGCTCGACTTTCCGGAACTGCTTACCGAAGACTTTACCTTTGTTTTCGGAGTTGCCTTCGATACAGCCCCGTCCAAGTCCTTGAAGCTTACGCCAAAATATCGACAAATTGCCTTAACGTCTGCTCTCGCCATGTCTTCGATATATTCTTCTTGCTTACTTCCGAAGATAAATTCGAAGTCGGAGTCGTTCGTCATGAAGCCGTGCTCGACTAGAACCGCAGGCATTTTCGTTTCTCTCGTAATATGAAGGTTCGTCCAACTTCCGGGCTGAGACGCGTGCAAACCGTTCCCGTGTGTTGAATATCCTGCGTCCTTGATTTCGTCGATTACGTATTCCGCCAAACGCTTTCCGCTCGAGGAAGTGTGCCAATAGAACGCGCATCTTCCGTCCACTGAATTGTTTCCAGCGTTCGCATGGACGGAGAATACAATATCGACGTTCTCTCGGTTGTATAGGTTCGTCCGGGTTGTTAGCCCGACTTCCGGCTCAAATGCGCCTTGTCCTTCGACTACTTCGAAGCCGTTATGTTCCAGTAGTTCTTTGATCGCCAACCCTAACTTCGCGTTAAAGTCGTGCTCTGCGTAGCCTACTCCGTCCTTGTAGACGCCTTTGCCCGGCGGGAACGTATTGCTCCCGTGGCCGTAGTCTAGGCCGATTGTTTTTCCAATTGTTCTTCCGTCTGATTTCACCATTTATAATCTCCGGCTCCTTTCTTAAGTTGTTCGAAATTACTTTGCTGCTTCGCGTTTCCGTTCGTTTTGCTTGCGGACTTGCTTCTCGTCCAGTTTACTCTTATCTCGGTATCCTTTGCCGTCTTTCGGGTTAATTACGATCCCTGCTGCGACCAGTACCGCGAGGATTAGGTCAACGTATTGGTTCGTAACTTCCGGGGCAATTCCGAAAATATCGTTCAAAAGCAACGCTACTAGCGCACCTAACGCAACCCATAGTCCATAGTTTTTAAAGCGCATCTCTTACGCACCTCCTTTCGTGGGTTAATTTCGTTCAAATTCGTCCGACTTCGCTTAAAGATAGAAGTTCGTAAATATCGGAAGTAACGCTACGAATAACGAAACCGCAATTCCGATAGTCCAACGCCTACCGGCTACTTGCTCCTTTTCGTACTCGTTGAAATCCGACTCTATTCGAATTGACCGTTTAAGTGCTTCTTCCGCCTTGCTTTCGGCATGATCCGCCTTTTCGAAGGCGTTGTCCGCTTGTGTCGTTAATGTTTCGAGGAGCTTCGTTTGGTGCTGCTGATTCGTGTCTATGCGGACAAGCCATTCGCGGATTTCCGTAATCATCTGCCGGTTTTCTTCGTCTTGGCTTCGTTCTTTTTCGTCCATAAAAGCCTACGCTCCTTTTTAATTCGGTTAGGTTGCTCCGTTGTCGCCGCCTGCTTCGCCTTCGCCGCCTGCTTCGTCCTCAGAAGCCGTGATTCGTTCGACCACATGCTCGCGAATAACTTCGGACAATCTTCCTTCGGCGCCCGCCATGAAGTAATCCGCAATAGGCATCGTAAAGCTTCCATCTACGTTTAATACCGTGTTAGGAATACTTTTATCGTCCTTACCTCGGTAGTTGACCACGCGTAATTGTTCGCCATCTTCCGTAATGTTTCGTGAGCTTGTTTCGGTAAACACATATTTAGCCATATACATTAACCTTCCTCTCCTTCGATAATTTCTGTAGATTCCCCGTTGCCCTTCGCCTCTAGTTCGTCAACTTTCGCCTCTAATTCCTCGGCGTAACTAATTACGGCCTTTTTAGCCGCTTGCTCTCTCGCCAACTGAGTTTCAAGAGCCGCGATCTTTTGCGAGTAATACTGTTCTAAGTCCTCGACCTTGATATTAACCTGTTGTTTCATTTGAAATACGCTCCTTTATAATTTGTATCTCGTTCCATAAAAGCTGATTTTCCGTACGTAAGTCTTCGATCTCTCGTTGGTGATCCCGAACAATCGGAATGAGTAATGTCCAAATACGGTCGTATGCAACTCCGACTAATTCTCCGTCCTCGTCATACTCCGCATAAGTTTCCAGCCCAGCTTCTACGACTTCTTCGGCAATTAAACCTCCGATTCGTTTAATATGCTCTACGTCCTCGAAGTCGTAATCCTCACCTATTGCCTTCTTGTCCAACTCCTCGGCAAAACGTTCAACATCTCCTTTATCAAACCATGTTCTAGCGTCAAGGTTTAATATTCGGTAAGGATTTTTCGCCGATTCAACGTCTAACTTATACTTTCGAAGAGAAGTATTCCGAGTAATCCGACCTGCTGACGTCCCTACACGTAAGTTTGCCGAGTTAGTAGTCGTACTATAATATATTCCCGGCGCTCTGATATATCGGTTTTCGTCTATTCGGAAATCGTTGCGATAATCACCTTTTTCGTGGTGAGATCGAATTCTGAATACGTCCTCGCCGGTGTACCTTTGCGGATATACGACCATATAACCTCTCGTATTGTGCGCTGTTAATACGTGAATTCGATCTTGTGTAGCGGCCTCCTCGTTGTGCGCCGCTGAAAAACCTCCAGAAATACTTGACCGAGTAGAGGTTATTTGCGATCCGCTTGATATATCTCCGTTGCCTACAGTTAAATCTCCGTTGTTCATACTTAAATCGCCTGAGATATACGTAGTAGATGAAGAATAAAGGTTTAATAACCCCGCTCGAATAGTCATAGTTGAATCCGAATTTATTACGGAATTCGCTTGATCTTGGAGAATTTCCATTCTGCCGTAATTTCCCGAAGCCTCGAAAATAAGTGACGCTGAGCTGGAAGCCGCGGTACCGACAACCTCATTCGTATCCATTTCAATACTTCCGTCTTCTGTTTCGAAACGGAATCCGTTATTATCAATCGTTATTGATCCTTCGTCCCCGAACTGTTCTATCGAACCACCTCGAACTCTTCCTTCAAACGTCGCATCTCCACCGAAAACATGTCCGGTAAAGTTAACGTCATTTGCCGTCAAGTTTTTAATCGTTACGTCCAATGCGTCGAGTTCGCCAGTTACGATATTGCTTGCGTCCATGTTGATTATGCGTACTTCTTGTGCGTCGAGCGTGGAGCCGACCGTGAGTTTGTCCGCGCTAAGGGAGTCGATGTTGGCGTCGCCTACTTTGAACGAGCCAGTTACGTTTACATCTCCGTCAAGTTCGAGCTTATCGCCGGCTATACGGACGCCTTCGGTCGATAGGTTAATACTCGATAAAACATTAGTTTTATTGACTTGATCCTCGGGGGCTGGAGTCCAGTCTGTTCGTTTGTTTCCTTTTTCTAACTGCAAATCCCATATTTCAGCTGTATAATCATCGTTGTATGAAGCCCTGTTGGGTTGAATGTATAGCCCCGTTTGATCGCTGTCATTCCATCTTATATACACTTCGACAGTATGAGTTTCTTCGTCGTCAGGATAAGGGTTATTGCCTCCACCACTCCACGAATCACCTGTCTCTTCTCCGTCTATTAAAACCTTATTGGTAACAAATCCGGTTGCGTGCCCCGCAATATTCTTTATTGTTCCGCTAGTTTTTCTTATTTTAAAGGACATAACATAGTCGGTAAATTTTTCAAATGTTGCGGGCAATATTCTTATTCCTGCATTAGTACCTTCTAAATAAAATACATCGCCTTGTCTATCGTAACCACTGCTCCAACCCGACAACGTGTCAGAGTTAAGTAAATTCCGCCCACCAACATCTATCCCTTCAATACCTTCACTAACAGCTAGGCTAATTTGATCCGGCATTTGAGATATATCCGTTTGAACAGCAGACATATCACTTTCCAGTCCACTAACGTCCGTTTCAATCGCACTAACCGTACTTTGAATACTGTCGGCTTTCTGGTCGATATTAGAAACATTTCTATTGGTCGTATCCAAGTCGTCACTCAAAGATGTAACATTAGACGATATTTGATCCGCTTTTTGATCGATAGAAGAAGCGAAAGATTGTACGGAAGTTATTTCATCAGTTGCGTTATCTACTTCCGTTTGTAAGCTACTTACGTCACTGCTTATTCCGTCAATATCAACGGTTAATTCGGACATTCTATCGTTATAAACTTGCTTGTCAACGTAATTTTCTAACTCGTCTTGGTGTACTCGTGCTTCGATTGCGTCTGCGTGAATATCGAGAGTTGCTTCGGTGGAGGTGATGCGACTTACTGCCGAATCAATTTGTGATTGCGTGTCTTTGTAAGAAGGATTCCATTTTGTCTTCTTATTACCTTCCTCAACTTGAACGTCCCAAATGTCAGCCTCGTACTCATAAACATAATAACCGCGATTAGGTTGAATATAAAGGTCAGGATCGGAGGCAGACAAATCAACTACTTCAAAGTAATATTCAATCTCATGTGTTTTGTCGTCATTAGGATAATCGGCTCTATATCTTGAGCTAACATTTTCACCATCAATGAACAAACCTTTAGTGTGACGACCTATATCGTTGTGCCCTCCGATAGAGGTAATTTCGCCGCTTATCTTCTTCATTTTATAAGAAAGAACATAATGCTTTCCCTCTTCGAAGATGCTGCTATCTATTCTTATACCCGACCTTCCTATTTCGCTTGGTCTCAACTGAAATACATATCCATCTCTTATCCAAGGTGTCTCCCACGTCCCAAGACTATCCAGCGAAGCCAAGTTGTTTCCGCCAATCTCAAGGTTCTCAAATTCATCTCTCGTAACCCTCGCACTAATCTCGTCAGCCATCGCGGTAATTTCCGATTCGTTACTAGAAATGCTCGATAAAATATCTGTTTTATCGTCGTCATACTCCGCCCTAAAATCGTCAATCGTCGCGTTAATCCCTTCAGCCGTCGTCTCAATCTCCGTAGAGTTCGCTTGAATGCCGTCTTCTAAACGCTCCATCTCTTCGAAATGAGCCGTTAATTCGCCGTCGATCTCGTTGAACTTTACGTCATAATCGGAAAACTTTCCGTCATGGCTATCGAGCAATCCTTCGGCAGCACTCACGCGCCCGGTTAAATCGGATTGAACGTCTTCCAGTCCGGAGATTTCTGCGTTAACATCGCCAATCTGATCGCTTAGTTCGCCTTGCAGCGCCGAACGTACGGCGGCAACCTCTTCGTCGGTATACTCGCGAGCATTAGAAACTTCGTCCTCAAGGTTCGAAACTTCTTCCGTATTAAATACGTTCTCCCAGCCGGTTGATCCATCTTCGCGCTCGACGTACTGATACATTTCCGTTTCGCCGTTTTCTGTCGGCTTGTACCAAAGGTCGTCAACGTGCGCCAAGGAAGGCTCGACTTCTCCTCGGTAAATCGTATTCTTACTATCCGCAGAAACTTGAACGTCATTAATCCTTCCGTCCAATAGCTCGGCAATTCCGTCGGTATGTTCGATGGCTTCGTTCTTTGCTGCTTCGGCAGAAGAGTCCGCCTTATCTTGCGCTCCTGTCGTTGACTCAACAACGGCTTCTCCTACGTCACGGTCGAGCTTTTCTTTCGCCTCAATTCCCGGCTCAGTCTTGGCGTCTACTTCTTCTTTAAGATAGATCGCTTGTGTGGCGTCTTCCCAGCTTATCTTTGCTCGGATTTGGTTTTGAAGCGATTGCCATATCGACTGTACTTCTTCCTCGGTATATTCCGTGAAATCTCCGAGTTTGATACGTTTTTCTTCTTGGCCGAATATGCTACGCTCTTGCTCGAATACGCGCGCCTCTAAATATAACGGAGGATTAAACGCTGTATCCTTAATCTTCAACGTGTCTCCGAAACGTATTTTCTTGTTCGATAAGCCCGGAACGTGTTCGAGGTCAGCTATATCTGCCGTATAGGTTACTATTTCATTGATCCGGTTATTAAGAGCCGTACGAGTATATTGGCGTAATTCTTCTTCCGTCATTTCCGAACGTTCTGACGTAGGTTCGTACGTCTCGATTAAATGGCGTAAATTTCCGGTAACTTTGTCTTCTCGTCCCCATCGTTGTAGAGCGTCCTCGTCCTCGACAACTACTTCGATCCTTGATCCGTCCTCACGTTCCGGCCCGATTCCATGCAATGCCGTGACAATATCTTCGGTGTTTTCGATACGCTCAATTCCGAGAAGATCGCTACCAAATTCGATTTCTCTCCCGCGCCATTCTCCGACCTGTTCTACGAGGTCAACGAATCTATCCGTAACCTTTTTTCCGTCTGTTTCTACGCGGAATCTCAATTCGAGGTCGAACGTACTAGCAATCGTTTTTAAGAAGGCGTATGGGTTTCGGTAAGTCTCGATACGGAAAGTTCGGTAATTATCCTTTTCGATAACGCCTACTCTCCATTCCGAATCCCGTAGCGCGAAGGCCGTCGCAGCCGATACGTTATATTCCCTAAGGACTTGAGGTTCGATAACTCTCGCTTTCTTTAATTCGAGATAACTTGCGACTGAATAAACCTCTACGAATATTTCGTCTCCATCTCGGTACTTGATCGTTTCCTCAATAATGAACTCTCGGTATCCGAAGTCTTCGTCCGGAATAATTACTCGGTTCCTCTTTTCAAGCAACGGAATAAAATCTTCCACGCCAAATACCGTAAAGTCGAACGTTTCCAGCGTGTCTTCTAAAGACTGCCTGTGAACGTCTTCTAATACATTTTCTTCGGTGATTACCGCTTGTATTACGTCAGTTTTCGCATCTGTTATATGAATCATTTACGATAAGAACCTCCTTTCCTTCGAATTTATTCTTACTTGAATCGTTCTCTATATCGTGCTTGCGTTGCTAATGCGTCGCTAGGGTGTACAATCAATTGATTTTCTCCCGTTCTCAAGTCGAAATATTCGCCTCCAAAATCCTTTAAGTCAGACCGATCTTCTCCGTTTATTAATAACTCTTTCGTACCGTGGTCGAACGTAATTATATCGCCCGGATACGCGATGTAAGGCGTCTGATCTTCTGTAATCGTACTGAGTTCGAAGACCTCTACGTTATTAATCCGTAGTCTCGACGGATTTGGACGGTCTTGGTACTTTCCGATAAATAACGTAATGTATTTTAAACGTCCTTGGAATTCGTTATTTGTGTCGTTATAAGATGCCGTTAAGGCTTTTCTATGCCGTAAATTATGCCACTCTGCTATATAAAACTCATAGCGTTGTCCTTCCCTTCGAACCCGAAAATACATGAGCGTTGTATCTCTCGCATTATCGTTTAAATAGTTTCGAGAGCCTATCGCGTACCCATCGCTAAGACTACTCCCGCGATAATGTCCGACACGACCTAAACCATGCCTCCGTTTATAGTTCCTGCGGTTGTCTTTGACGCCCAGCTTTCCGAGCATGTTCATGTGTTCGTCGTGAAAATAAATTTCCATACGCCAGTTCTCGATATCCCTTCGAGAAATAATGTCGAAAGTAGAAACAATCTCGAAGTCTTGTATCGAACTAGATAATTCCTTCGTAACTGCTGGCCCGTGCATTCTATCGCCTGTTCCGTAACCGTTCGCTCGAATTCCTGCGCCATCAGTCGTTATGTCTCCGGAGAGATCATTAAATCGAGTGTCAACTGAATCTGGGTTTGCGAAGTGCCACGAATCTAAGTTGCTACCGTCTTCTTTTAAGACGCTCACTTTCGTATCTACTACCTCTTCTAAACCTTCTTCGTCAACTGGCTGCCCGATCATCTGATATTGTTCGGCATGGTTCTGTATCATTGCGAAAGTAATCGGAGCTAAAACTTCCATTTCAAGAATCGGACGCGTGCTTGCCGACCCTTCGTTCGTAAGCCTTACGCTGTCCGAAGGAAATACCGCTACTTTCTCCTCTCCGTACTTATACGGATCAACGCATAGGAAGGTGATCGAACCTTGTTGGTACGTAACAAACTCTCCGCTTTCAGTTGTTTCTTGAGGTATTCCGAAATAAGTAATTCCGGGTTCGTCCTCAAATTCGATAGGAGCCGGCTCTTCTACGTCAAAGAACGCATTAAGTTCGTTAATCTTTCGCCTTAACTCCTCGGCATTTTCCGAAACAATCGTGTACGACACGGTTAGGTTTCGGACTGGACGTCGCTTACTAGAGTAATAAGCCCCGTCCATGCCCGGAATTTCTAGCGTGGAAATCTCACTCGGAGAAATCCCACGCCCTTCAATTCGGTTGATCGTCATATAAAGCGTTAAGTCCAATCCGTTAAATAACATTCTATTCGTCACCCCCTAAACTTTTCTCTCGTATTTTCACGGCGTTTCTGAACCTCCGACATATCTTCCGCAGAAGCCTTCGCAATTTGACGTCCGTTCAAGTAAACCGGTACTTCTACGACAATAGGCCGTTCGTCTTCTCTTCGTTGCGTTAAACTTCGACCTTGTTCGCTTGCACTCCCGTTATATCCCGGAGATTTTACCGCCTTTCCTCCGAGATATCCGGTAGAAGCACAAGGCGATCTGGATATTGACTTTCTCAATACGTTTATAACGGAAGAGGCATGAGTAACCATTGTTACCACCTGCATAATCGCAGGAATAGTCTCGTCCACGAGTGCGTCCGCAAAACTTTCTCCGATAGCTTTTCCGGCTGACTCAAATGCGGATTCTCCCACGGCGGAAACAACGGCGGCCGTATGCGATACGGTATGGATCGCCTTTGCCGCTAACTCTCCGGAAGATTTCTCTACGCCTTTTTCCGACCGTTGAATACCATTAATAAATCCGTCTCCCGTATACTCCCCGATCTGCTGGAATACGCGAGATGGACTGTGGATTTTCAAACGACGGTTAGCTGCTCGGACTGCTGCGTTAGCTGCCGAAGATACTGCCGAGATTAAGCCAGAACGTCTGCTGTTGATCCCGTTAATGAATCCTTGCATGACGTTAGCTCCCGTGCTGTATAGGCTGATACTTCGTAGGTAAGAAACGGCTGAGTTCCAGTTTGACCTTACCGTACTGTTCGCCTGCCTCATGTACGAATTTACGCCACGGTACATTGCGCTAAATTGCGTATGCGCCGTACTGTTGATCGTAGAAGTTGACGAACGCGTTGACTTAATTGCGAGCGTCCAACCTTGCGAAATCGACTGATTCACTTGGTTCATTCCGCTCTTTATCGTCTGAGCCATCGACTTAAAGCTGGCGCTTGTCGCCTTGTTCAACTGCGTAAGGCTTTGCGAGAATCCGGTTCCTACTGTTGATAGCTCCGTATCTACCGTGCTGGAAATATCGGACATATATCCGCTAATTGACGAATCCATGTCGGCAAAGTTTGTGTTTACGTCCGTGTCTATATTTGATAGGCTAGTAGAAAAGTCGGTTTCCATTCCATCTAGGTCTTCGAACGTCGTGCTCGAAATATTGTCCATGTAATCTTCTACGGAAAAATCCATGCTAGAAAAGTTCGAATCAACTAACGAATCCATGGACGGAAGTTTTCCGGAGAAGTCGGACTCCATATTTCCTAACTGAGAAGAAGTCGTAGAGTACATACTAGATAAACGGTCTTGAGCGTAACTGTTCATCGTTAAGAAGCTCGTATCTACCGTACTTTCCATCGTGCTAAAGTTCGTGTTAAAGTTGGAATCCATCTTTCCGAGATTCGTTGCGGAAGTGCTCGCCATATTCCCTGTATGAGTGCTCGTTGTACTATCCATATTTCCGAAGTGTGTTGACGTAGTAGAATCCATCTGAGGAAGCGTATTGTTTACCGAAGTATTCATTTGATTAAAGTTCGTATCTACACTTTCGGCAGCTTCCGCCGTAGAACCGAAAATGAAATCTTTAATTCCGCCAAATACCGTAGTAACTCCGCTCCAAATTGATTCTAATGGTCCGGTAATCCAGTCCGGCATCATTCCCCAGACTTCTTGCGTAAAGTTAGCTATAGCTTCCCAGTTTCCGAAAATTACGTCCGCTAAAAGCATGACGATCGAAATTACCGGGCCAATCACTGGTATAAACCGGGCGATCCAGCTAAGAATCTTTTTAAGGAAAGGTGTTGCTTTACCTACGATTCCTCCAAGCTTTTTAAATGCTTCTCCACTATTCCTTACTAGAGTTATTAACGGCTTTAATAGACTTACAATTACTTTTATCGGTAAATAAAACATTCTAAATACTCCGTACCCGAATGTTACTGTCGTAATTAATTGAGCGAGCCATTGATTCGTCTCTAGTATACCGGCAATCCATTCGAAAAAGCTGTCGGCTAGTTCAAGAATTCTAGTCGCAACCGGAGCTGCCGCAATTCCAAAATTAATTAACGTATCAATCATGTTTCCGATTAAACTTAATACAGTAGGCGTATGTTCTTGAACGAAACTTATAAAATCTTGGAACGATTGGTTCTCGTCCAATGTCGAAGACCAATCACGGAAACTTTCGGACATATCCAAGAATCCGTCCATAAACGATTGAGCTAATGGATCAAATGCGACCATCATGTTAAGGAACCCTACAATGAAGTTTCCTACCGCCTTAGTTAAGTTATCTAAATAAGGTCCTGCTGTATCGTTAACCCAATCAAAGAATGCCTGCATATCCTCGGCTTCAATATTTTGTTCAAGCGAATCTATGAGTCCTTCTGCTGTATCTGTTACACCTTGTATTGCGGGTTCAAGTCGATGCAGTAAATCCATTAATATGACTAATGAATCATTGAACATTCCGAGTATCTGTGGTTCGAACTGTGACTGAAAATCGCTAAATGCGTTCGAAAAATCATTAATTGCGGAAATAGATTCGAGTTGAGTATCCGTATATTCTCCGGTTAAAGCTTCCAGCTCCTCTATCGCTTCCGCCCGTTCCTCTTCGTTCGACGCCTCTTCAACGGCTTCGTACGCATCTTTAAGATCATTGTACCCATCGACAACGTTACTTATAGAAGGTATTGCAACAGCCGCAAATCCCGCTGTACCTAAACCTGCCGAAACTAAGGAAGATGCTATTGCGCCGATTCCTCCGGCTGCTACGGTTGCATGAGTCCCTACTGTCGATAACATTGAGATAAGGAACCCGAACCCGATACTTCCGATAACTTCGTCAAAGTCCCTCATAGCGTCCGCAGTACGGCGTATATCATTTCGGAACTTTTGCCAGTTACCGGTTGCTGTAACGTGGATTCTTCTAGGAATAGAGTTAATAGAACGTCGAACTCGCCTAGCCCCCGAAGTAGCTGAGGAACCGTCTACGTCAATATTGATCGTTCGATCTCTTGTCGCCAAGGCAACCGCATTCTCCAAATTCATAAGACTACGGTATGCTCCGCGAGTATTTGCGTTTATATCGACCGTATTTCTTTCGATACCTTCCATTCTTGCGTCTAATTCTGTTATCTTTCGTTGAGCCTCTTTTGTATCGGCTCCAATATTAATTTCCTCGTCTGCGGTCGCTCTATCTGCCATTCGTTCTACGTTCCGTAATTGTCGTTCCAACTTGTCATGTACCCTAGAGAACCGATCAATGGCACGTATCGAATAGCTTATATTCATCTTCGTATTATTGTCTGCCAAACGTATTTTCCTCCTTCCTTAGCGGATTATCCTTCCGTTGGACAGCTACTTATTTCTCCGTTCTTCCTCTTCTCGCTTAATGTCCCAGAAGGCCGCTATATATGGAATTTCTGCGGAGGATATACCTTCGTCGTAATGTTCGATAATAATTTCAGCTTCTTCGTTGTCGTCGTACCCAAACGCCCGCGCGACGCGTTCGGGCAACTTAACTTTCGAATATTTCCGCCTAGTACCTGTAAGCTCGCTCACGGTTACTTTTTTCTCTTCCGCAATCTCATAGAGCGAGCGCAAGTACGGGTCGGATTTTAGGCGTTTTTTGCTTCCTCCTCCGTCTTATCACCGAATCCACTCAACTCAAGTATACGCTCCGCAACCTTAGCAATGGCTCCGAAGGACTTTTCTTGCTCCAATTTAGCGAGGTCGGTTTCCTTAAACACTTTTTCTCCGTCTTCCGTTTCACAACCGTAGATAACCGCTAAGGATTGCATACGAATAACGTCATCTCGATATTCCATTACTTTCTTCAATTGTGCGGAAGCTAGTGTTCGTACAGGGATATGAACGTCCCACTCTTTTACGTAAACCTCTTCGTATTTAATATCATCATTCGCCATTACTTTCTCTCTGATCGCTGAAACATCTAATTTTGCCATTTATAAAACCTCCGAGTAACACCATTAGGTGTTAGTTTTTTTTATTATTTCCGAAATATATTACCGCCTACCAAGCGCTCGGATAACGCGATTCGGGAGCTACCCTAGATAGGCGGGGAATTCCTTTGTCGTTATACCTTACTCGCCTGTTGTTCCTCCGCCGTCAGATGCGCCAGACTCGTTTGGTTGTTCGAGTGGTCCTGCACCTGTAAACGTAAGTGTCGATTCGATTACGTCGTCGTACGAAACACTTCGTTCAACGTCGATAGAAGCTCGTCCTTTGTACGTTGGCTCTTCTTGCCCTTCATGGTCGTAGAATTTAATTAACGGACGTTTGCCCAAAAATTCTAACCAATACTGATCGGCTGAAATACAAGTCGCCTCACCTTCCCACGACTTTAATCCGTCGATACTATCCGTCCATTCAGTTCCAACCGCAGAAGCATCGATCTTCTCCGTAGAAACGGAAACAGACCATTCACGCAGCTCCATTACTTGGACGGAAGTGCCTTCGACATCAATTTCGACCATAGCGTTCTTCCCTGTCATTTTCGCCATTCTTCGTCTCTCCTTCGTTTATATTTTTTCTTTTTCCTTATTGGTTAAAAACATTCGCTCCTTCTCGCAATAACTCGATGGAAATATCGTAATAGCCTCGAAACTTGTTCGTTTCGTCCGCTAAGTCATCGCTAGAGATCGGAGTAAATGTTGTAACTTCGCAAGTAAACGTTTGACCTGTATCCTCGAAGTTTTCGTCATAATACGTTATATCTACGTCAAGAATCGCGTCCTTAACTTTCGATTGAAGTTTCAACCGCTCTTCGTAATCATTCGCAAATATTCCGAGCTGCAAATTATAAGTCTCTCGGTAACTACCGCGAGTAGCCGATAATTTATCGGACAAGCTCGGAGTTTCCTCCAAGGAGACAAACGGTTGATCTATTCCGGTTAAATTAATTCCGTCGTAAAGGATCACGGCTTTATTTATTTCCGGAACCTCTTCGGATAGATGACGTCTGAGAGAAAGCATAATTCCGTATAACATTGTCGTTATCTGCCCCTCCCTTCGTTATAACTATCCGTTTAACTATCTTTTAACTATCCTAAATTGCTTCGAATCGTATCTCGTATGTTGTCCGCTATCTTCGGAGCCGTCCGTACGAACGAATCTCGAAGGTAAAAGCGTTTCGATCTATGCTCGTACTCTTGACGTTGAGCGTACGGAAGGTGTGAACCGTACATATAATGATTCCTTCCGATTCTCCTTACGGAATTGAGAATGCTCGTTTTTAGTGCGCCTGTCTCTACGGGAGCATTGTTAAACGAAATTCTCGCCATCTCTTTAATCCCGTCGTGGAGATCGTCGTCAATCGCTCGCTCCAAGTCCCTTGCTGCTCCGGAACCTAGTTGCTTAATAACGGAATCAATTCCTCTGAAATCGAACGAATATCTCGGCATGTCTATCGAACCTTTCCTAAAAGGACGTAATACCTGTTCGGTTCTCCAAGGCCGATTTTATCGATCCCTTTAACCGCCCATTCTTCGCCAGAAGGTCCATGCTTGAGTTTATCTACGCCGTCCAAGTCGTACGATAAGTCGAATGTAGCAAAAGCGTCGCCTGCCTCCGCGACCACTCCTTCTACGATCACTCTATCTTCCGTACCGGGACTCATAGATATATACGGCTTCCAAACGCACTCTGCCGGAACGTCCTCTACGTCATAATCCATAACTCCGGTAAAAGGGTTTTCTCCGATAGGGACTTTTTTATAGAGCGTCACTGGAACGGTTCTATTCTGCTCGATTTCCTTGCGAGTCTCTTGTATAAGTTCAATGTCTGCTTTCGTTAACATTCGTCCTTTACCTCCTGCCCTAATTACTTTAGCGCGTCAACCATAACGAAATGGAGCGTACTTCTACAGCGAGGGTGAGGATTACGTATCTTTCTCGTACCTACCGGATATACTCCTTCGCCTAATCCGTGCTCGTCTGAATGCGAGTAGATATAGCATCTATGACGTCTATGCTCCGCAGGGTCTCCGTGAGGATAGTCGATAATTCTTAACGCTGTGACCATTTCCGAATCTTCGGCGAACTTAGCGATCGTCTGCCTCATAGCGTACAAAGTTTCGGTTTCAGTAAGTGAATCCAACCGCCATTCTAACGACTTGAAATCACGGTCAACCTTTCGAATCATTTCCGAAGTTCCTTCGCCTGTTCGAATACTTTCTCGAAGTGTGTTCGAAACCTCTCTCCGAATAGTTGTAGCCGCATTTCTAAGCCGATTGGTTAGCGTTAGATCATCACTTTCTCCGATCCGATTAAACGTTGAACGTACGACCGAATCTTGGTATCCCTTATACGTAAATCCCGTCAATGCATTAAACAAAGCTTCCGCAGCTCCTTCGCCTAGTTGCTCGATAGCAACCGCGCTAACTCCGGCGAATCCTGCTAAAGCCGCTATGCCAAAGATCGCATAAATGGCGTTAGATAATTCCTCGGTTGTATCTGCGGAAACCTCTCCGACGATCGCATTAAGCTCCGTCCGAAGTTGTCGGTAAATGATCGGTTCAATCGTCATAAGTTCCGTTAATACTGCGTTAAGTTGATTGCGAGGTATGGTTCCGTCGGTACTCGTATGCTTAGCGAGAATATCCGCTATTACTAGCCGTCCTCGTTCGGCAGCCCTTCGTACTCGACCGTTCAACATCGGCAACTTGTTCGTCACCTTTTCGTATATATCGTCTATCGTTTCGTTGACTTGTGTTTCCGACATTTAAATTCCATACCTCCTTTATTTTTAGTTATCTTCTATCAACTCGCCTAGCCACTCGGAATCTTGCGCCTCCTACTCCGCCAGAACCTTCCGCTTTCTTACGGTCGTATTCTTTCCTAAGTTCAACCGCAATCTGCCGGTATTGTTCGGATACATTCCGTTTATCTACTGTTTGATCCGAGTCTTTATATTCGAAGTAGTGAGCCGCCTTGAAAGCGATCTGCAAACATGCGTCCCACTCTGCGTAAAGCATTACGAGAAGCACTTGGTCTTGAGGAACGTCGGCTTCTGAATCGAATCCGTGTTCCATAAGTGAGCGATCGATCCAAGCGTCGGTATCTTCGCTATCTACATTAGGAACGTCTTTAAGCCGTGTTAACAGTTGATCCGATAACTCTTTTTTCGAAGCCATTTAACGTCCCTCCTTATTTCGTTTCTCCTTCGGCTTTCGCTTCGCCCTGTTTCGCCTTCGACTGCGTTTGTTTTCGTTTAGGAGCGCTCTTCTTTGCCGTTCCTAAAACTTTCGCATAGCCGATACTTTCTAAATACTTTGCGGAATCTTCTTCCACTTCAATCTCGGAGCCGGGCGCATGGCCGTCAATGTATGCGCCGACTGCCTCGATCTTTACTTTCGCCATTTAACCCCTCCTTCGTTTAAGTTCGTTCGTCTGTGTTCGCCTGATTACGGAGTATAAACGTCAGCGTGGAAGATTCTGCCCGGTTGTTCGATTACAGGGAATCCTGCTGCAACTGCACGTAAGATAGACTGAATAGGCTCGTCCTTATCCTTAGCTTCGAGGATAATGCCCGGCTCGAATTCGTTCTCTACCGTAGGGCCGTATAGATAATTACCAATACCTTCCGAAAGCATGACTACGCGGTTAACCGGGAAGAATTCGATTGTTTCGATCTCGCCAGTGTACGGGCTTTTAGACGTTACTTTACGGTCTGTTACGATCTCTACCGGAGGTAAGCCGTACCCACCTAGAACGGATTGTAGTTCGTCTACAGATACACGGTTACGTCCAGAAGAACCATGTCCGACTGCTTCCGTTACAATTACGTTGTTCTTTAGAAGCAATGCTTGAACTTCACGGGACATATAGATCGTGGAAGGTGCTTCTCCGTTCTCGTCTTCGTAAGCTTGAACCCAATTTAATAGGTCGCCAATAACGTCATGATCTTCGTTCGCCCAAGTGTTGTCGCCAGTTAGCGCAACCTTGTTTGTTTCCGGAATATGGAACGGAACAGTAACCTCTACGCCATGCTTCTTATAATCGAATTTACCTTTCGTTAGTGCTTCCGCTTTGATTACGAAAACTCTACGTTGAATCGCTTGTACAAGTTCGATCCCATCTACGGAAAGGTTTTCGATCATTTGGCTTCTTTCGCCAGCGCTACGTGCTTGGTGAAGTTTCAATAGCTCCTCTTCCGTAACGATTGATTTAAGACCCATTTTCGCAATCTCACCGTGCATATTTGCGACTGCGTTTCGGTCAATTACCGGAGGCTCCGCCCCGAAACCGATCATAGGACTGATATATTTATTCGATTTAATAATGTCGTAAGCAAAGTTCATGTCGTACGTATTTTCGTCTGGTAGAAATCGGTCAGCAAATCCCGGCTGAGTTTCGCTTACTGTTTCGTCAACTAAACCTCTCAATGCCGGTTGCTGAAATTCCTCTAAATGTGTTATGCCTGCCATTTAAAATCTCTCCTTATTATTCGTTTATTTTTCGTCTGCTTTCGTCCAAATTAATAGTCTTTAACGTATCTAATTAGCGGTTGAGTTAGTGTCTTAAATTCTTCGGTTACATTGTCCGGAAGTTTTGCGTCATATACAGAACCGCGGATAATAACCTCACCAACAATAATGTCGTCTTCCCCGTTGCAATCTGCGTCAATATTTAAGATCGCAAAGTCTTCGTAACCTTCTGCTGTAGTGAACGGCTCGTACTTTCCGGTATTTTGGTTACGTGCGATCGCCGTTCCGAGTTCGATATGTCCTTCTCCGAAAGCTTGTGCGTCCAATGTTGCTCCGACCTCCAAATATTGAAGATGTTCGGAAGCTAGAATATTCTTACCGCCTTGGAAATCAGCGCGGCCAGTTTGTAAAGTGTAAGGCATTATTTATTCCTCCTAAATTTATTGTTCGTGCTTGCGCGTGCTTACTTAACTTTTCCTTTTTCTTTTAATCTCTGGAACATCGATTTACCTTTTTGATTCAAGTCCGTTTTCTTCGGCTTATCCTTAGCACCATTTCCGGAACTAGGGTCGGCATAAATCGGCTTAGTCGGAATTGTATCGGTTAGCTTCTTAACCTCTTCCGCCAATTCTTCGTCCGTTTCTCCGGTTAATGTTTTCGAAAGTAATTCGACTTGTTCTGCCGAATATCCGGCTTGAATTAAAGCCGTTTCTTTCTTAGCGTTAATTCTTTCCGTTTTTTGTTCGTCAACAATCGCTTGCAAACGTTCAATCTCTTTCTGACGTTTATCCGCAAGCTCTTTATATTCGCCCTCTTCTTCGAGTCTTTTACGTTCCTCTTCATCGCGAATTCGTTGCTCTTCGTCCGCCTGCTTCTTACGTTCACGCGCTAGGCGATCTGCGATGATTCGATCTAACTCTTCTTGAGTGAACGTCTTGGTATTGTCTTTTCCTTCCGGGGTATCTTGCGGTTCTCCTTCGTTCGAACCTTCCGGATTATCCCCTTCTCCTTGGCCTTCTTTTCCTTCTCGGCCTTCCGGGTTATCGTCCGTTGGTTGTCCATTTCCAGCTCCGCCTTTATCGGCGTCATACATCGTTTTTAATCGTAGTAATTCTTGAATCGTCAACATTAGTAATTAACTCCTTCCACTTTTTCCGCTCAATATTTTTCGCGTTCCGTTTAGTTTAACGACTTAACGTTCGGTCCTTTTCTTATTTACTTCTCCGGCCATGGTACTTGAATCGTACTGCCGTCAGATAATTCGAAAGTAATATTCGTTCCATCGGAGGTCGCGCCTGTCACGCTCACTCCGTCTACTCCGTTTGTTCCGTCTTCTCCGTCTGCGCCAGCCGGGCCTTGCTCCCCTTTTTCACCACGTTCACCTTGCGGGCCAACTAACGAGTCAAGCCATTCTTGCTTCGTTCCTTCGAACCCTTCGTCTACGGCTACTTGATAAGCAGACTTTCCGGGAGTTCCGGAACCTTGAGCGCCATACTTTCGACTAAACATTGGATCGGACATATTGCTTAATCACTCCCTTCTTTCAAGCCGCAATCGCAATTATCGCAGAATGGACAATCGTTCATAACTTAACGCCTCCTTTTTTAAATCTCGTTTCTTATTTATCTCTTCCGAACCTGTACGATACCGTCTCCTTTACAGTTTTCGCATGTTCGGAAATCCCCAAATTCCGGATTAACTACTCGTCCAGAACCGTTACATACGGAACAAAGTCGAATAGGCTCTCCGTCCTCATTGGTCGCTTGACCGCCTTCATCTACAAGTGCTTGTGCTTGCGGAGTTAACGTTCCTGCTCCTCCGCCTGCTGAGGGCATCGCACCACCTTCTTCGCCTAGACCTTCGCCTAGTCCTCCGCCGGCTGCTCCGTAAGGGTTCATCATCTGCATCATTTTAATTTGCTCGTTGATAATCTCCTGCTGCTTAGATTTAACGTCTTCAACGCCAAGCCTACGCATTGCTCCCGCTTGAGATTCAACGTTGTTAGCCATCTCGTTACCTAATAGTTCGACCAGTTCTTTGCGGTTGTCCGGAAGTGGTAACGCAAACTTCATCTCGGTCGTATAATCTTCTATCCGATTTACAATCGAACTGTCATACGCAAAATTTGGATAGCCCGTTCTAGCTTGCAGATATTTAATTGATTTCTCGTGAAGCTCCTTTAAACCGAACTCCCATGCGATCCAATGTTCTTCGGTATCCGAAATAATATCGTGGAACATGATTTGTAAAGTATCTCCGTTTAGTCCTCCGAAGTTCATTTCTTGCGGAACAAATTGCGGTAATGATGCGGTTTCGTGCATTGCCGACTTAACCCGCATGTATTGATCCTTGAAAGCGTTCGTCCATTTGAATCCGCCTTCTATCTTTTGGACTGACGGAGATTGTCCGCCATCATGGCCTCTCGCTTCGAACACACCGCCCGGAGCAATTTCCATCGAATCTGCCGTTCCTTCTGGTACGTTTAATAAAGCTGTCATCGAAAACATTTCGAATTTAATCGAATCGATTGCGTCCTCGTTAAGTTGGTTTAGAACGTCGTTCTGTTCCCGTAATCCTTGTACTTCGGACTGAGCGACCGTTTCCCCGAGTAAGTCATTAACCGGAAACATAACGACTGGTATAAAGTCAATCCCCATCGGAGAACGCGGTTGTACTTGTTCGAATACTTCTAAATCGTCCGCCGTATAAATCGCTTCTTCGATATAGCACTGTCGAGCCTCTCCTTCGCCTTCAAGAGAGAACGTCTGCTTCTGGAACGCCTCAACTTCGTCATCTCCGTCTTGAACGATCTTTTGTCGGATAAAGTGACACGCGATTAACTCTTCGAAATCGTCATCACTAAAGACCGGAATAAACTCCGTATCTGGACGAAATATCCAACGTAGCTTTCCGGTGTTCTGGTTAAATGCGATCTTACATACGACTCGATCCGCAATTAAGCGATCCCTTGCGGCCTGTAGTAATCGAACGCGCATTTTATTTTCGTCCCACAATTGATGAAGTAAGCTTTCGTACGCCTCGTCAATCTCGTCCTGCCGTTGTTGCTGCGAGCTTGGTTCATAGCCCGGCTCCATTGCTTCGTTAGGATCGTCGATCTGTTTACGGGGAACAATTACGTTATGTTGTCCGCCCATTTGCCAGCGAGCTTTTCGTTCGATAATCGCTTTAAAATAATTCGTAGCATATCGAGTTGGCTCGTAATCTAGTTCTGCCGGTTGCTCTAAGTCCTCCGAGCGAACTAACTCGCCATTTTCGTTCTTGTGCTGTTTTCCTTGATAATACTCGTAATTCTCGAACTGCGTCTGGATTCTATCAACCGTTTCTTCACCTAACGCAATCTCGAACGGGGAAAACAGTAGCTCGTCCATATCTTCCGGAGCCATTAAGTTATAGTCCGCAACAAAGTTTTGAAATACGCCAGCCATTCGTCAATCCCTCCTTCCGTGAGTTTTTAGTTTGTTTATTTCGTGCTTAAATTCCGTTATATCCATTCATCGCCCGCCTTCGTCGTACAAATTTAACGCATTCCGTGCTAACGCATTCGCTTTCGAACCGTACTAACGCATTCGTTTCCTTACCGTCCTAAACACTACGTTTCCGTCGCGAGCCGTTCGATAAGACATCTCGATAGCGTCCGGCGCGTCGTCGTGGTGATGCATCGGATACATTTCGAATTGATCCATTACCGCCGAGTCTAGCGTTCTTCTGAATCGGAGATTTGCGTTCTGAATATCCGGTAATAATGCCTCGATCCGTAGCGCCTTTCTCGTACGCTGTTTAATCTCTCTCATTCGCGTATGGCTCGGATAGCCTTGACGTTGAAGCTCTTCTCGTAGTTTATCCGCGAACCATTCTTGCGCCATTTGCGCCTCAACGCCGATCCCGCTATATTGGTACTTCAACGTTAGCTCTACGGCCTTTTCTAAGAGTCGGTCCGGGTGACAACGTTCCATGAAAACGTCGTAGACATAACAGACTCCGGTATCCATGTTCTTTGCGACCGTAGCGATAACGGAGTAGTCCCCGTTTTCTTTCCCCATCGCAAAGTCAATTCCGCCAAAGAATTCGAGGTTTTTACCTTCGAGTTCGTCCTCGTTGAAATAAACGAAGTATTCCGGTTTAAAGATCTGCCGCTCTTCGTCGGTAGGGTTATTCTGGTATTCTTGGTTAAACGCCTTGATTCCGTCGTTCTCTCGAATTTGAACCAATTCGTAATACGTCCAGTATCCCGGCCAAAGGATTTTCGTTCCTTCGAGCATTTCGTCTTCATGCTCTAGGAAGAACGCTTCCGCTTTCTCCGCAGCTTCCGGATCGTCGCTTCGATATATCTTCCGCCACTGTTCCCACAAGTCTTCGCGATCTGCGTAGGATTCGATAGCTGAGAATTTACGAGATTCGAAGTCTTTTCGGTCTTCAACTACGTAGTGGAGCAAAGAGCCGTAACATAGAATCGTACCTAAGTAAACGCACAACCCGTCTTTCGCCTTCGCCGGAAGCATTGATTCCTTGAACCATGACTTGGATTTTTCGATCAATTCCGGAGTATTCGTTGAATCGTCGGACTCTAGGTCGTCCAGAATGAATAAGTCTGGGCGTGTGTTTCCGTGCCTTAGCCCGCGGGTTTGTGTGCCTAACCCTTTCGCTTCCACTTTCGTATTTGATCGCGTAATGTATTCGTATTTGTTGTCGAGATCGTTCATACTCGGTTTAACGTGCAATAACTCGCCGAAATCATTCCTGAGCTTTTCGTTCAACTTGAGTTGGTAACGTCCCCACGAAATGAAATCGCCAGCTACGTCGGTTGTTTCCGAAAACAGGACTACGTAACGCTTCTTCCGATAAACGACTTGATGCAGTAGAAAGATATTCGAAATCCATGCGGTCTTTGCGTGCTGTCTTGGAACCGCCCAAGCTACGTTTTTCTTCTGAATCCCTTTCGTTATATCGTCGAATAACGAACATAGTTCCCGGTGGAAATCTACCGCGTTATTATAGTTCGTCCCTTCCGGAATCATGTTGTCTGCATTTCCGGGGTTTTCGTCCTCGGAGAAGTATTGCATTCCGAAATACAGAACGTCCTGCTCTCCGCGGTGAATCCGGTTTAATCGTTTAAGTTCGTCAATTAAAAACTCTAGCCGGTCAAGGTCGGCTGCGGTCGCCTTCCCTGCCTTTAAGAGTTTCGCTAGTAATACCTGCTCCCGTTCGTGCTGGGCGATTAATTCAGCGCGCTCTTCATATTCGAGCCAAGTACCGTCTTCGTATTCGGCTCCTTCTTCGTTGATCCACGCCATTAATTATTCGCCCCCTTCTTGTCCGTCTTCCAAACGTTTTAGTAAGTCTGCCTCGCGTTCTTCGAAAGTCTTTCCGTCCTCGGAACGTTCGTCGCGGATTGTAATTTCGTTCTGGTCTGCGAGGTCGCCAATACGTTTCATATAAAGTTCCATGCCTCGGACTGAGCCACGTTCGATCGAATCCAATAACTTCTTGTAAACGAAAGCTAAGCTCGAATCCATGAAATCGGAGGCAATTGCGTTCTTGTAGTTAATAAAGTTTTGATCTTGCGTGTTCCAATTATGGAGTGTCTTGCGGCTGATTCCGATTTCGTCCGCTATATCTTGCTTTGTCTTACGATTTCCTTTCGGACTAAACTCGTATTCGACCATCGCTAACGCAGCTTCGCGTTGCCCCGCCTTAAATTTCGATTCATCATAGGTAAACGTGTGTTTCGCTGACATTTTTGTGCCTCACCTCCTTTAAGTTTGACTTCCGTTGGGAATTCGTCTTAATTCGTCAGTAGTTCGTTAACTTTTGGGCTTATGAGAGCGTCTGTGAGCGATTTTTATTTATTTTACGAAGATATACCTTCGAACTATCAATAATCGCTCTGTGACGCTCATTTTTAATTATTATTTAGTTATGTAAAATTATTATAAAACAACTTGACGCCTTTCCGTATTTGCGTTACAATGAAAATAGATCACGAACGTAACTTATTTGAACATATTCGAAAAGGAGTTGCATTCAATTATGAATATCGTCGAACCTATCCGCAGCAAACGGGATATAAACAAAATTAAGAAAGCGTTGCACGGGCGCAACCTCCTACTATTTACTCTCGGAATTAATACCGCGCTTCGCATCTCCGACTTGTTAACGCTAAAGGCCGAAGATGTTTCCGGGGATTACTTAACGCTCTACGAGTCCAAAACGGACAAGTATAAGCGAATCGCCTTAAACTCCGTAGCCAAGAAAGCTATCCGCGAACTAGCTCCGAAGGAAGGCTATCTATTTCCGTCTCGGAAGGGCGGCCAGCCGATAAGTCGCGTACAAGCTTACCGCGTACTTAACGACGCCGCTAAACGAGCAGGCTTAACCGACTTAAAGTTCGGCTGTCACTCGCTCCGAAAAACGGCAGGCTACTTTACGTACAAGAAAACGAATAACATTGGCTTAGTCATGCGTATGCTTAACCATTCCTCCGAAAAGGAGACGTTAAGATACATCGGAATTAACCAAGAGAATATCGACGAGTCTTACGAAATGCTTTGCTTGTAATTAGTTCGTAAGTTAAACGCAGAAGTGCGCGCTTGCTTCCGAAATGGGGCAGGCGCTTTCTTTTTTTCGTTCTTTCCGGCTTTGTTGCGTTATGATTTCGTCTTGCTTGCGTCTTGCTTGCGCATGGCCTCCGGAGATGTTAAGCTGTTGGTGCGTTATTCTTACGTTATTCTTACGCTAGGTTGCTTCGAAAGGGTTCCGGAGGTAGTTCCGAAATTTGCTTCGACTTTTAAAAATTTTGTACGAAATTAGACCCTACCCGGCAGGCGAGTCCGGCTGAACATGCCCCCCGCCCTATGCCGTATAAATATTCATTTTAACGTATATCCAACGTAACTAAATCGGTTTTTGTTACATTCGATGAATCGCTAGAAACGTTGGTATGACGGCTTTTTCGCCACTTTCTGCCGTCTATGTATTCGTCAATTATTTTATGCATCGGATAGATGGCGTTATATCAACGTTTGTTTATGCGTTGGTTTGCCGTAAGTTTGCATAGAAAATGTATAGAAACAACGTATAAGAAACGGCTGGGAGTCGTCTAGGTGTCCGATAAATGACGTCCCTCGATGTTTCGGACTTACGTCCCTCGTGAACGGCTCGGCTGGTATTGTACGTTATACAGTCGCTAGATAGTCGCCAGGGAATCGCCAGTCAGTCGATAGATACATACGGCATCACCTACGACAATCCTCTGCTATATCCTGCCGTATTCATCTACGTGTAAACATGTATCTATATACGGCACACAACGTCATACATACGTCCGTTATCTTCATACCTACGTATTCCCTTACGAAACATCTACGTTCCCTCTGCGTCCTTCTGTTCGCTTTGTATTCGACATATAATGAAGGAACACGTTTTAACAGTCGAAAATATGACGTATTCCTGCCGTTCTATTACGTTTATCTTACGTATATATCTTGCGTTTACAGTTCGTTCTGGAGTCGGATAAATGCGTCCTTTATGTCGATTACACATTTAACGTATACTTGCGTCCTATATTACGATGTATGTTTCGATCTATTACGTGGTATTACGGCTTATTACGTTCTAATACGTAACCTGCGGATTGTACCGTATACTTACGTTCTATTACGTGCTATTATCTACTATCGAAGAGAATCGAACATATTCGTAAGTACTTGAAAGTACTTGTTCAAAGTTATCTGAAGTTCGATAACTTGCAAGTGAACGAAGTTCAGTTCACTTGCGATATATCTTTTAGTGATAACGTATATATTCGAATAGTTTCGAAGGATACCGATTATATCGAATTGGAACGTTATCTAACGATTTAACTAACGTTCTATCACGTATGCTCTTTACGTTCTATTAACGCAAGTCCTTACGCAAGTGCTATACGTTATCTATCGCCCTTTCTCCCTTCCTCCCTCATATATATAGCCGGTCAACAATGTGAAATGTAACCATCAAAACGAAAATATTTTCCTTGACTTTGCGAATATGGAGGAAACTGACGAAAATATCCGGAAAAGGACGAAAACAAGAGAAAAAGTTTTACGTTATTTTTCAATCGAACCCTACAAACGTGCGCCATGTCGCCTTTCAGCCGTCCTTGTTCGAACCTGCTGCCGTTTTAAATTCGACTGATTTGCCGTTATTTGCGTATATTTGGCCGTTTTTGAGAATCGGAAAAACTTGCGTTGTCACTTTTAACGTGTTACATTATAGATAATCAAACGACAGGGAACGAAGGAATAACGAAGGAAAGACGTACAAATAACGTTCTCTGCCGTTCGAAAAAGAAAATTTAATTATAGTATTGACTCGTTAAAAGAGACGTGCTACAATGATTTTACAGTCGAAAAGGAAACGAAATCCAAACGCTTCCTAACGGCTGAGAAAAAAGTTAAAAAGTTTCTCGAAAAGGTATTGACTCGTTAAAAGAGACACGCTATAGTAGAGATACAACGTTAGGGAAACGGCTTCAACGCCAGCCCAAACGGGAAAACAAAAAGTTTTAAAGAAAGTTTTAAAAAAGAGTTGACACGGTAAACGAGACGTGTTAAACTAGAATTACAAAGTTGAAGGCGACAAAGAAACGACAACTCAGACGTAAACAGACGAAACTTGACGAACTTCAACGCTGTTCCTTGACAATTACATATTGGCGGTTGACTCAAAGGGTGAAGAAAAGCCGATATATCAGCCGTAACGCACCACGTTAAATGCGTTGAGTTATAGCGCAGGTGCGCCGTTCAAAGTGACATGGACGGCTCAAAGGAAAGCTACGGCAAACGGAAAGAAAGTTTGCCCACGCTTTAGAACGTTCAAACTGACGCTTATTTTAACGAAGTTAGACGAAATTTGACGAAAGAATAACGAAGGGAAGGCGATAAAATGCGAGTAGTATATAACCTAATAACGGAAGAAGAAATGCATTTTGACGAAAAGGTAACGCCAACTCAAGCGGTAAAAATGAGTTACGCGATGACAAGCGGGCTGGGAACGCAAGCAGCGATCCACGGATCGGAGGCCATTGACGTAGAGTTGCTCGAAGGTAAGCACTTTATCACCTGCGGAAACTGGACGACAAGGAAGTAAGCGAAGGCCAAGCGGAACGAGGCAAGCGAAGGCCAAGCGAACGTTTGAACGTTCTAAAGCGTGCAGCTAAGCGAAGCAAGCGCGCTATGTAAGCGAAGTAAAACGAAGTATAAGCGAAACATAACGAAACACATCTGAAAGGGAGCGAATTAAAATGGAATTAGTAGAGGTAAGTAAGTTAGTACGAGAAGACGGGCATATGAAGACTTATGCAAGCGTAGGAGGATATGATCTAACATTCCTTGATACGTACGGTAACGTAATATGCGACGACTGCGCGACTGATGTTCACGAAGGCAACAACGAATGGTTGACGATAGACGAGGTGGAGGGAGCGTTCGTCCATTGGGAAGGCTCGCCATTGACATGTAACGAATGTGGAGCGCAAATAGTGAGCGAGTATGGCGAAATAAATTAATTGCCGGCTTGTTCCCGGCTTGGTGCGTTCAATTTGACGAATTTAGACGTAATATGATGAAGACTAACGAAGGTTTGGTGCAAGATTGAACGTAGCGAGGCGAAAATAAGCCAAAAAACAAGGAGGCGTAATAAATGAAAATACTTATTGCAAAGGTACACGGAACGGAAATTGATCGCAAAACAGTCTCGGAGGCTTCTCCGTTGCAAATGCATCAATTTATGTTCGAAGTTAAACGAGGCGTAACGAAACGGTTTAGAAATGACGTTGAAATCGAAGTGAAAGGCGGGAGGAATAGAAATGAGTATTAAAATAGCATTGACGAATTTAGGTAAATATAACGAAGGTGAACTGGTTTATACGTGGCTGGAACTTCCGGCAACAAGCGAAGAATTAGACGAAGCTTTTGAGGAAATAAACGTAGCACCGGGAAGCGAATATGAGGAACATTTTATAAGCGACTATGAAGCGCCGTTCGAAATCGGAGAAAATGAAAGCCTGCTGCTACTGAATGAACTATCGGAAAGATTAGAAGATATGAACGTACCAGAATCGATTATTGTCGGCAGTTACGACGCCGGAGACGTGATCGACTTTGCGTTTGAACTTGAAAACACCGTAAATTCAGACATAGGCGAATACGTGCAGGATATTGTAAGTGATGAAGAACTGGACGAACTTGTGAAACAACAAGCGGATTCGCGCGGTTGGCAAGGCGTTAAATTCTTCTTGGCCGGTATCGACTATATGAATGACGAATATTACTGGATTAACGGTTATGGAAATGCGGAAAATCTGTCTCACGAACGGTTGGAAGGAATAGTTAGCGACTTGTGGTACGAATTTAAACGCAACGCATGAATTACAGGCGGCTTACAAGGCGGTTTACAGGCGAATATAGAGCGTTTGAGGCGCTCTCCTGCCGTTTGAATAGTGAAGGTTCAAGCGGTGGGAAAACGCCTCAAGCAAGGCGTAATTTAACTATCGAAAAGGGAGCGAATGAAAATGAGAACTATTGACGAACTAACGAACGAGGAATTACGTAAAGTTTACGACAAGAACACGAGGCTTCAAGGCATGGTAATGGACGATATGGCAGACTCGGAAATGTTTTGGATCGAGGAACATTTAGAATATTTAAGAGACTCGCTATCTTCTTGGTCAATTGGCCAATTTAATCGAAACCAACATCTTAGAGTAGGCGATGCGAGCGAATTCATTTACGCTTATGAACGTCTACATAAAGACATGCAGCCTTTGCCGGAAAAGTATTCGAAAATGGTTGAAAGAGCCGTAGAAACAGCAGATGAATATAGGTATACTGACGTGAACACGGACGAGTTTGACGAGCTAGAGGAAGAGGTAGAATTAGTTGCGAATGAGATAGCTTACGCGTTGGAAAGGTTATATACGGAGGCTCTTGACGATTACTGTCTGGACGATGACAACGCGAAGGAATATTTCATAGAGTTTTACGTAGAAGAAAGAATGGACAGTAGTTATTACGTCAACGAAGAATACAAATTGTTTAAGGACGTAGCTTATACCGTAGATTTTACGAAGGCGTTTGCGTAAATTAAAACTATAATTTTATTCAAAAGGAGAATGTGAAATGTTCGGTATCTCAAGTAATCTAGGCAGAGTTGCAGAGGTAATTACGCCAAGAACTCATTATAGAGGAGTAGTAAGGTCAGAGTTATTTAAATCGGGTTCATATGAGATTAAAATTACAGAAGTTATAAAAGGCAGAAAGAAGGTAGGTCAATATATTAAAGCACGATACAGTGATGTAAGCTTTCAATAAAAACAATACTTTATTTTAAAAGGAGAGTATAAGCAATGGAAAAAATAAAAAAATTAGACGTACAGTATATCATATTCAATGGCTATTACACTAATAAAGATGATGGAGAAGAGTTACAAGAGCATACAGAAGAAACATTAGCTTTGTGGCACAAAGGATTTGAAATGTACGATTTTGGAGACAAAGACTTTACAGAAAATGAAGATGTTTTCAATGGAATCTGTTTTGATGTAGATGGTATGCCTTTGGCTGAATGGTGGATAGATGGTACAGAAGAATACTTTGAGATTAAATAAAATCAATATTCCAACGAAAAAGGAGAGTTTACAATGAACAAGTCAAAAACATATTACGGCCTAGTTGTAAAGAATCAGCACGGAGGGCAGTCGTTCACGGACTTTTATACCGAAAAGAAGAAAGCGCAAGAACTGGCGGAGGAAACTATCTCCGGACTCAAAAAATACGCAAGCGATAGTTATTTCAAGGTTTCGCTCATTGAAGCCGAACACATTGCCGGAACTACTTTTACGATAGATGCTGACGATATATCGCAAGCCAAAACCGTATTTGAGAACGTAGTAAGCGAAAATTAACGAAAAGGGAGCGAATAATCTATGAACAGACGACTATCATTAAACGAATGGAAAGACATTTTCCGTAACATTGCAGAAGCTAGCGAGGAAGAACACGAGGAATTTGGAGATGACGTAGAAGTCATATACTTGGACGCTGTACCATACGATGAGTACGGAAACCCTCCTACCGGAGAACGCAAGGAATGGATAATAGGTTACGGCTATGAAGCATTTGAGGACGGCTTTCAGACGGAAGAAGAAGCGCAAGAACGTTTAAATATCATTAAGGAGGCGTTAAGAAAATGAACGAGTTATACAACGATCTAATAACGATCCTAAAGTACGCCGAGGAGAACGCGGACGACTTGCCAGCTGACATTTCCGAGAACAATGTCCGGTACATACGCGGAGTAGTTGAAGGCGCATTGGAACATGTTAATGACGTCCCTTCCCCTTCTCCTTCTTCTGCTGCGGAATAAACACCGAATCAGTATTTACGATGGGACTTGCGTGGTCTGCGGGAAGCACAAGCGGAAAGGAGGGCGTTAGAACATGACGGTTCTGACGGAATTACTTGCGGCCTTATTTACGGCCTTGTCCAACGAATTCAAGCGTTTTATAAGCGAATATAGACGAATACTAAGCGAGGTTTTTACGGAACTAAATCACTTCTTCTTTGACGTAGAGCCGGGCGAGCCTGTAGATTGGCCCTCTGCGATAAGCTTTTACGGCTGTATTTCGTTAGGGATTGCGTTGCTTTTATTGATAGCGTATTCTACTTTTACTATTAATTAAGGAGGCGGAGAAAATGAACGTAAAATTTAACGTAGGACGAACATTAATGACGGCTGGTGTAAATAGTTATATGGAGGAACATATCGTAAGTATGAACGAACTTATCACGTTATTGGATAGACATGTCTCCGGAGACTGGGGCGACATTCCCGAAGAAGATGCGGAATTGAATGAGGGAGCCATACGGAATAAGGAAGGCCGGATCATGTCTGCATATGAGCTAAGCGGAAAAAGAGTATGGATCATAACGGACGGGCTCCATGACGAAAAGGAGACGTACACGACCGTATTATTTCCGGAAGAGTATTGAGAATTTCTGGTTAAAAAGTTTTCGTTGACTCGCGTAGAGTGTTGACGTAGAATATAGTTAGTCGGAAATAGTTGGTGACGTGGGAGGAACTAAAATGATTAAAGTACACCTAAAGAAACTACTTGACGAACAGGGCTGGTCAATGCGTGCGTTCGCGCGAGAGATCGACCATAGGCCGGAATCCGTGCGGCAATTTTATAACAACGAGTCGCTGCGGATTCCCGTTAAGCTGTTAGACCGTTCGTGCAAGGTGTTAAATTGTGAGTTGTCCGACATTATTACGTTTGAACCCGACGAAGGCGAGCCGGACGCAAAGTAAAACGAAGCGAAAAATAAAACGAAGTATGTACGAGGAGAGCCGAAGGCATAGAATCCGGCTCTTTTTGCGTGGGCTGTTAGTTCTCCCGGTCAATAAACCATCGAATAGGCAGCGAATAATCCTTTCCGTCGAGTGCGACATTCTTAGCGTGTTTTAACGGAACTTCCCGGTTTACTACGCCTAATGACGTTACCTCATAATTATTTTTAGCCTTCCTTCTTGATTTTTGCGTTTCGCTGAGAAACGGATATTCTTCGGTTATATTTTTTGTACGAGATTGATTCGTCAATTCGTCACGTAAGATGACGTCCGATAAGCGCGATAGAATCGAATTGTCCGGCCGTTCCCCCGTGCGCTCTACGTACAGGTTCAGCACATGGTCAATTACTTTCATACGCGTAACCCTATGCGTCCCTTTTGGGAAAGCTTCGACCATTTCCGTATACCCTTCCATCGTTGCCTTGAAATCTCCGAGAAATGATTCGTCCTCTATCGTCATATATATTTCTGACGCTTCTTTTAACCCTTCCGCCATTTTCTATTCTGCCTCCTTCCATTTTCGGTAAATGCTCGCTATCTTGCGAATTGCTACGTCATTTATGTTAGTGATGTTTACTCTGCTGGAACCGATACGTTCGCCTGCTTCTGCTTGCGTTAAATCTTCGATATAGAGCAAGCGCAAGACCTCCTTCTGCCTGTCCGTTAGCCCTGCCTTTCCGATTGCGTCTGCTAAGTCCAATAGATCGTCCGTTGCTGATGAAACGCCGTTAAATTGACGTGCTCGCATTTCGTGCACATTATTTAAAAGAGACTGTACGTATCTTTCTTCTTTTTTCACGAATGATTTCTCCTTTCCTCGCAAAAATTCGTTAAATTTGCGTTTACTTTTCGTTGATTTCGGATAAGATATATTGTAGAATGATAGTTAGAATAAAAAGTTAAGCCGAAAGGAAGTGATTGATTTGTCCGAAGTTGTAACGGATTCCAACCCGAAATTTATGTGGATTTCCAATCGTTCGGCCGAAGAGTACATTTCGATCGATAAGCACCAACGCCTGTATATATCGGTAGCTGCCCGTAAAATGCTCGACTTACCAGACGGAGAATACCGACTAATTGCCGGCTATGACTTCGCCAACCATCGCATCGTACTCGCTAAGCCGGAAATAGTTAATGTCCCTAACGTAGAGCCTTATAAATTCGATAAACGCAATTATGCACACGTTAAAAACTTCGTAGAGCGAGCGAACTTGAAGGAACATCTACCGCTAAGGTTTTACTACTCCGGAAAAGACTATAGCGAGTACCCGCGTGGGGCTTACGCATTTACCCTTGAAGATTACAACGCCGAGGACGTTTAGGCTTCGTCCAAGTACGTTAAAATTCGTCTCCCAAGCGATTCGATAACGTTGACTGTGACGGCATTTCCCGCCATTTTATATCGTTGAGAGTCGGAGATGTCTGCGTCTACTAGCGTTTTATGAACAGCGTCCGGAAACCCTTGTAGGCGGAAACATTCTAGAGGTGTTAGCTTACGGATTCGGTATGTTTTCGGATACTCTTCGTCAACTACTCCGAAATCTGTCCGACTTGCGCCTGCGCGAAGAGTTCCGTAAATGTCTTTCTGCGATACACCGCTTTGCGAACGTTGTAATACGTCACCATAGCCCAACGCTATGCCGTGACGATCTTGCGAAGTCAGCGTAAACATTTCTTCGTCGTTATCTTTAAATCTACGCCCGTTCTGCCGTTTGTTTAAGCGATCGGGCGTAAGCACGGGGCGCACCTCTCCTACAACTTCTTCTGCTATTTTTGGCTCACGATGTCCTCCGCCCATAGTCGTAAGGGTTGGCGAAACTCCAGAAGGAGAGTAAACGCGCTTAACCGAGTCGTGCCCTTTTATGTCAACATGTCCGATCATTTGAGGATCAGCGCCCTTCACGACTACTCCTTGATTAATTGAAGAGGCCTCCAATGTATTTGCGATCTGATTGCCCACACGGCCTCTTCGTGTAGTACTGTCCGGAAACTGAAAATTAACAGCGTCTCCTTCTGTCGCTACGGCGTAACCCTTCGAGGTCGCTTCTTTTATCGCTAAACCATCGTTCAATTGCTTGACTAATTTTGCCGTTTTGTCCTCACTCAAATAATACTTTTCGTCCACTTCCGGCTCTAATATGTCGCGCAATCTCGTCGTTACTTCGTCTTGTTCCGGCCAATTGAAGTTAAATGTTTTAACGTCCTCATATCCGCTAATTCTACGCTTACCTTTTGGAACTGCCGTTGTTCCCTTCGTATTATTCCACGGCTCGTTCTTAGTCAAATCCTCACGAACAGCAACGATAAAGATACGTTCTCTGTTCTGCGGCACACCGAAGTATTTCGAATTAAGCACGTTGAAGTCTACGCGATAGCCGATCTCATTAAGCGTCTTAACAATCGTATCTAACGTTTTCCCTTTGTCGTGCCCTACGAGTCCTTTAACGTTCTCTAAAAGTAATACGCTAGGTTGCTTTTCAGAAGCAATACGCGCGACTTCGAAGAATAAAGTACCGCGCGCATCTTCGAATCCTCCTCGCTGTCCAGCAACCGAGAACGATTGGCAAGGAAAACCTCCTACGAGTAAGTCGTGATCGGGAACGTCTTTTGCGTCTATTTGTGTCACGTCTCCGTGTAATACTTCATCACCGTATAGAGTAGCGTAAGCCCTAGAAGCGAATTTATCTATTTCCGAAGCGAGTACACATTTACCTCCGAGTTTATCTAACGCCTGCTCGAATCCGCCAACGCCACTGAATAAAGAAACGTACTTAAACTTGTTGTTCATTCGCTCCACTCCTTTATTTCCTGTACCATTTCGTCAACTTTCGTCTCTAACTCGTCCAAGCTGCCGTTGTTATAAAGTACGTAATCTGCGTCAATCTCTTCTACGTACTTTTCCGTAGGGTGCTCTAACCCTTCGTCCGATTCTCCGGCTTCTTGCATTCGCTGCTTTCGTTGAGTTTCGTCAGCAATAACCTTGACGATGATAAAACCGTTGTTTCGCAGCCATTCGACTTCATTCGGTTGCCTTGCGTCCTTTACGACTAACCCTTTCGTTGAGCGCGAGTCCTCCGCCAATTCAACGTCTTTTGCGAGGTGTTTAACCCATACGTCCGGATCATAGTCACGCATGACATTAAAGAATTGGTAAAGCTCGCGAGGCTTCGGCTCTTTCGGAACCCACGGAAATATTTTATGAGCGTAATATTTTAATGAATTTCCGAACGCCAACGGCACGTTGAAGTCGTGCGCTAAGAACAAGCGATCAGCTACGGAATCCTTTCCGCTACGCATTTTACCGGTTAATCCGATTTTAATAACCTCTTCCGCCATTTAATTTCGTCCCCTTCCGTTAATTTAAAACTCGTACGTCCAACTCCTGCCGGCCGAACTCTATCGCCTCTTCTTTCGAATTTACGAGTAAGTCCAAGCGATTTCCTTTAATTGCTCCGCCTGTATCGGCCGTTATAGCTTCGAACTGCTGCCCGTTACCAAGCTCGATAGTAAGCTCCGTTCCCATAGGAAGGACGTTAGGATCGGACGCTACGATGCGCTTACCTTCGTGGTAAACCGTATTGCTTACGTCCAATCCTGTCGTTGTAACGCCAGTACAGCCAGAATCACAAAAGGCTGTATACGCGGTTACTTCGTAGCTTGCTGCTACTTCCTCGCTTTCTTGTACGCCCTTATCAACGCTTTCGCTTTCCGAATCATTTCCGGAGTCTCGTCCGCTATTATTACTAGCATGAACCCCGCCAGAATCAGACTTAACGCTAGAATCCCGCTCAGAATCGACCATTGAAGTAAGTTCGTTATGAAGTCGCTCATTTTCTTCCTCTGCCTCCTCTAGCTTTCGTTCTGACTCGTTTAATGCTCGCTCTGCTTCGTTTAAAGCTCGCTCTGATTCGCCTAGCTCCCGCCGTAACCCTGCCGCCTCGTACGCTCTCTTTCCGACTTCTTCGTCAAGGAACGGCGGGTAGTCGTGGGCTTCCTTCTGCGCAGGATCGCCTAAAAGCGTTCCAGCGAGAAATAATTCGAATAGTAGGATCGTTATAACCTCCTTTGCGTTTAGCCTTGCGCTTGTTCCTTCGTAATAATTCGTCCTAACTCTTCCAGCATTTCCGTTTCTCCGCCAAGGAACGAACCCCACATTTCGATAGCTCCTAACGATAAGTGATTCGCCGATGCGGACGGTACGCCAAGCCAGAATTGCGGCCGTTGCAGTCGGGCATTGGACGTATATCCAAGGACAGGAATCGTAGGAACAGCGATGGAATGCCGTCTAATCGATTCGTTATAGCCTGCTACGATGCCAAGCTCCGTGATTGTGCCGTCTGCCTGTCCGCCTGTTAGATTAAGGACGACTAGGTTGCTCGTTAGCAACTCGTTCACGTCTGCTTCGTAAATGTCTACCGGAGTAGGCTCGTTCGTCTTATCGTTTATACTTGCGTTTGCTGCTGCCGCGTAAATATCGAAACCTAGCCCAGCAATCTGATCGGCTACTCTTAAAGAATCCGTAAATTCTCCGGTTGTGCTGATAGGGTGCGCTACATATACTTTCATTCGTTAGCCTCCTCGATAATTTCTACTTCCGTAACTTTTACGATTGTTCCAGCGTGTCTTCTTGCTCCTCGTTTTGCACTCGCCAAGGAATCGTACGCCTTAATTCGTGGAGTTGTCGAAGAGCCGCCGCCTTGCGGAAGTCCAACTACATTGCCTTCGCTGTCCACACTTGCTAGTACGTATAACTCCGGAATTTCTTCGACTAACTCGCAATAGCCATCGTCGATTAACCGTTCTATTGTAGCGAAACCTTCTAACTCTTCTTCGTCGTATACTTCGCCTTTCCAAAGAATACCGTCTTCCATAAAGTCTGATACGTGATAATTACGTAACATTTTAACCTTTGCCATTTTCTTATTCCGCCTCCTTAAAGTAGTAAGAACACTAAATCTTCGATCACATCTACGGTAATTCTTATGGAGTATATCGCCGCGAACAAGAACGCAACTACCATGGTCGATCGGCTTGCTATATCTCCGTTAATCACGTCAAACATGTTCGTTAAAAAATAACCTACCGCAAATACTGCGACTAATGCGACGAACACCAAGAATATTACTGCCGCCCAGAATAAGAATGTTTCCATCTAGTCCGCCTCCTTTAAGCCCATGTTCCGCCGGTAGTTCCGGCAACGCTCCTTCATGCACGCAGTAATCGTGCCGGGTTTCAGCAAGTGTTTATATTTCTCGTAACAGAAGCAAGGTTCGTTAACTTCCGTATTATTTCGTTCCGGTTGAACCAAAACCGTTGCCTCCCCGATCTGTTTCATCACCTAGCTCGTCAACTTCTACCGCCTCTACTTGCGGAAGATATTGAACGACTAGCTGTGCGATGCGGTCGCCTTTTCGGATAAGGTAAGAGCCAAATCTTTTCGCCTTCTCTTCCGTCAGCTTCCCGTCTATCCCTACTAAATGTTCCGGGATTATTCCGTCAATCTTGGCGTCATCTATAGAATCAACGATCACGCCAATGTCTCCGTTATATCCGTTATCGATCGTCCCTAATTGAACTCGAAGTTTAGTCTTTGCCGTTACTCCGGAACGCGGCCGAACTTGTGCTTCGCAGCCCTCCGGCAACTGAATCGCAATCCCTGTCGGAACTACTACCGTATCCCCCGGTTCGATGATTACGTCCTCTGCTGCGTATAAATCAAATCCGGAATCTGTTGCGTGAGCCTTCGTTGGTAACGACGCATTTTCGTTTAGTATCGTCATTAGTAAGCGTTTGTTCATTCGTAATTTCCTCCTCGCAATTGATTAGTTATTTAGCCTTGATTGAACGTAGTATCCGACTTAACGATTTCCAACGCCTCTTTTTCCGTGAAGCCTTGTTCGATAAGGTGCTCGTAATAGTTTCGGTTAATCTCCGCCTTCGCCTTAAAGAAGTCGATTAAGGCCGGAAGCATTTCGACCATTTGATTGCTTGTGTACTCTACTTCTTCTACTTCCTTCTCTTTCGCTGACCTTTCCGAAGCCTTTCCTCCGTCAATTGCCGTAAGCTTGCTTCTTCCGCCGTTCCTTTCGCCATTCTTTTCGTCAGACATTATTTATCTCCGGCTCCTTTCCGTTTAAGTTCGTCTCTAAACAGGTCGATTTCCCTTCGAGCTAGAAATAATGCGTGCTGAGCTTCCCGTTTAGCCCATTTAAATTCCTCTTTAGCGTCGCCCATTATAGGTCGCTCCTTTCCGGCTCCCCACAATCGATACATACTTGCCGATGATAGCCACAATACTCGCAAGGATTTAGTTGACTGGCAGCGTATTCGCACTCTAAATGGTATACCGAAATTGCTTCGTCATTCTCTATTCGCACTATTTGGGCAATATCTATCGGAACTTCCCTTCCGCAAACTCCGCATAAGTCCGCCACTATTAACACGCCTCCTCTACGATTTTTCTACGTTCCCTCTCGCTTCTAATTCCAAGAACTCGTCCGGAACGTTCTCCTGCGTTCTAAGAATCCGTTCTACTACTTCTACGGCCGGGTGACGTTGTTGTTCCGTAAAGTTAATGTGATCGAAGAATTCGAACGCTTCTTGTTCGTACAGTCCGTTTAACAATTGATACAATCCGTTCTTTTCCGGCTGCCTAAGTTTAGGCGTATCTATCTGCGAAAAGTTTCCGGTAAACACGAACTTACTTCCGATAACAGGTCGTGTAGAAATAGCCGCCATCGCATGAACGTCAACATTCTGCATTTCGTCCGCTAGGAGAAACGTGTGATTTAATGAACGTCCTCTAATCGTCTGGATCGGATCGAAGAATATTTTCCGTTTATCTTCGTCACCTTCCAAGATATACCGTTTAATTACGCCCGATTCGTCGCTCATTGACTCAAGGTTATCCATGAACGGAGCAAGGAACGGGAATGTTTTCTCGTTTAAATCGCCGGGCAATGCGCCTAGATTCTCGCCGACTTGCATCTGCATTCTCGTATAAATCATTCGTCTGTACTTATACTCTTCGATCGTCCGTTCTAATCCGACCGCCTGCGGAATTAACGTCTTTCCTCCGCCTGCCGGCCCCGTAATAAATAAGAATGGCTTATCGTTAATGGCCGCCTGCATTGCTGCCTTTTGCGCTTCATTTCGTGAAGATACTCCGAAAAATGCCACTTATTCATCGCCTTCCCTTCTCGTTATTTCGTCCGCCTTTACTCGTTTAATTTTATGCCCGTCGCTATCTCCGTCCTCTAATACGACCTCAATCGGAAATTGTTCGCCGGGGTACGTGTTCGTAATAGTACCCCGGCCGGAGAACAACGGAGCTTCTACGTAAACTCTTTCGTCCTTTGTAGAGTTCATTATAGATCGTCAAATCCGTTTAAATCGCTAGTCTTCGTATATGCTCGTGACTTCTGCTCGAAGAAATCCGTCTTAGTTCCGTCGAAGTTATCGACATATGCTCGAATCCACTTCATAGGATTTTCGGTATGTTCCGGATAGATTTCGGAAAGCCCTAGCAATCGAAGCATCTTGTTAGCGCGATACTTGATATATCCTTCCATTTCTACGAGGTCTATTCCGACTACGTCAGCAAGGATATAGTGCGACCATTTCGTTTCCTGTTCAACTGAGTGGCGAAATGCATCGTAAACCCATTCGATAAACTTTTCCGTATTGTACTCCGGATTTTCTGATAGAGTTGCACGGAATAATTCGGAAATAAAACGTCCGTGTACTAGCTCGTCGCGATTAATGTACGAAATCATCGTAGACGTTCCGACCATCTTCTGATTTCGCGCCAAGTTATAGAAGAACGCAAATCCGGAATAGAAGAACAATCCTTCGAGCAATGCCGTATACACCATCGACTTTAAAATGTTTTCCATTGTCGGATTGTCAGCGAAGTCATTATATACTTTGACGATTCTTTCGTTACGTTCGAGTAACACTTTATCCTTACGGCCGGTTTCGAACGACTCGATCTGCTTTTCCAAGTCAGTAACCGACGACAATACGTAAGAATAGCTTTCATTATGAACCGCCTCCTGCTGCGCGATTACCGCCATAATTGATTGGATTGAAGGGTCCGTAGCATACAACGAAATTAATAACGCAATCTTCGTCTGAGGACCGTCCAAAGTCGATAACAAGCCGATAATCTTTAGATAGGCGTCTTGCTCTTCGGCTGTTAACGAAGGAAACTGCTTTACGTCCTGCGACATATCTATTTCGTCCGCCTGCCAATACTTTCCGAGTAATTCCTTGTACGTTCGGTAGAAATGCGGATAGGCAATGTCGTTCCAGTTAAGAATCCCGCTCGCCTCTCCTCCGAACAGCCCTGTAGATTTATTCGGATTCTTTGGATTTAACACTTTTGCTTTCGTTAATATTTCCGGCATTTTCTCCGTCAATTGCACCTGTCCCCTTTCGTATAATTCTTTCCGCCCATTCTTTTACGACCTCTTCTTGTGATCCTCTCGGACTTTGTTCGATCTTTAACGGCTTTTGCGGAGATTTATAAAACCACGCTAGTTTATCCGTTGCTGTACAGTAATTCTCTTCTCCGAACTGAGTTTCGCCTGTTCCGAATATGAAAACATTTTCCGGCTTGTATCCAACGTCCGCGACAAAATCCTTTACTTCTGGCGGAGTTCCCCCGCGATCCCACGTATAAGTTCCTAGAAAGATCGCATCATAACGGGAGGTTTCGGGGAGTTCTACGCTCCCCATTTCGTACTCCCAAATGTCGAATAATTCTACTTCGACCTCGTATTCTCTGAGGTAATCCGTAATTAATTCCGCAACTTCTTCGGTATTGCCGGAAAGAGACGCGTACATTACGATTGCTTTTTTCATTTCTATGCCTTCGCCTCCCTTACGCTTCACACCATTCGCACTCTTCAATCTCGCTCGAAGTTGAACGTATATAGTATGTGGTTTTCAATCCGCTCTTCCACGCTTGTAGATGCACGTCCAAGAGTACGCTTGCTCTAATATCGTTAGGAACGTAAATGTTGAACGAGATAGATTGGTCGATATGCTTCTGCCTAGCTGCGTTCTGTTCTACGGATTTTCGTTGGTCTACGATATATGCAGATCGGCGATATACGTTATAAGTCCGGTGATCCAAGTCCGGAGCTACGATCGGAAGTTTGTAGTCCTTCTTCTCTTCGTAGAACATTGGAGAGAAAATCGGATCAATGGACGCTGTAGAGTTCGCGATTACCGAAGTGCTTCCGTTAGGAGCAACCGCCATTAGATACGAGTTACGAATTCCGTGTTCTTGGATTTCTTCGGCTAGTTCGTCCCACAAATATCCACTGTTTCCGTCCAAATAACCGCGCTTCTCAAAGTACGCGCCCGATTGCCAGTCAGAACCTTCGAACGTTGGATAAGCGCCTTTCTCTTTCGCTAGTTCCTTCGAAGAACTGATCGTTAAATATGCGATATGCTCGTAAAGTTCGTCGGAGAACTTCGTTGCAGCGTCCGTCTCCCATTCGATTCCTTTTAACGCCAGAAGATGATGCCAGCCGAACGTACCTAATCCGATAGCACGGTATTTCTGATTCGTAATTTGCGCTTGTTTAACGTCGATTGTATTAAGGTCAATAACGTTATCTAACATACGTACTTGGATCGGAATTAACCGTTCAAGGACTCCTGCTGGAACCGCCTTTCCTAAGTTAATGGACGATAGGTTACAAGTTACGAAATCTCCCGCCTGCTTACGGATTATGATTTCATCTCCGTCAATTACTTCCGAAACCTGCGTAGTTGGAGATTGGTTTTGCGTGATTTCCGTACATAGGTTCGAACAATAAATCATACCTTCATGCGGGTTCGCATTCATTCGGTTTACTTCGTCCCGATAGAACATAAATGGCGTTCCTGCTTCGAGCTGCGACTTCATAATTCGTTTCATAATTTCGATTGCTGGAATCTTTGTTTTGTTTAATCGATTATCTTGAACGCATTTCTCATATTTTTCTCGGAAGCTTCCTGCGCCTTTGCTTTCGTCGTAGAAATCAGCTAGATCGTATCCCATTACTTGACGTACTTCATGCGGATCGAATAAATACCAATCTCCTCGTTGCTCGACTTTTTCCATAAATAAGTCCGGAAGAGTTACGCCAGTGAAAATATCGTGCGCTCTTAGGCGTTCATCTCCGTTGTTTAGTTTTAGGTCAAGGAACGGAAGAATATCCGCGTGCCACACGTCAAGGTAAACCGCAATGGCTCCTTTTCTAGTCCCGAGTTGGTCAACGCTTACTGCCGTATTATTTAGCTGCTTAATCCACGGAACAATTCCGCTAGAAACGCCTTTGAATCCCTTGATCGAAGAACCGCGTGCTCTTACTTTGCCCATATAAACGCCTATGCCGCCGCCCGATTTTGAAAGGCGAGCAATATCCGTATTCGAATCGTAAATACCGATTAACGAGTCATCTACGGTATCGATAAAGCATGACGAAAGCTGCCCATGCGTTGCTCCTGCGTTTGCTAAGGTCGGAGTAGCCACCGTCATATACAAGTTGGATAACGCCCAATACGCTTCTTTTACGAGATTCATGCGCTTATCCTTATCTTCGTCTTGCATTAAATGGAGGGCGATAATTAACCAACGTTCTTGCGGAAGTTCGAACGTATTCCCTTCGTGATCCTTTTTTAAATAACGCGTAGCCAGCAAATGAATTCCCGGAAAATCAAATAACTTATCACGCTCTGGATCAATCTCTTCCGCAATTTCTTGGATTTCATCGCGAGAATATTTCTCCAAGATTCCGGAAGAATAGATTCCTTTACTTGCGAGTGTTTTCAGTAATCCGTAAAAGTCTCCATATTTTTCTTTTGCATCGTACGCTCTATTCCGACTTGCTTGTTTATAGAGACGAATTAAGAACGCTCTTGCAGCAACGTAAGTCCATTCCGGTTCGGCTTCATCTACGTTCTCTAACGCTGTATTAATTAGAAGCTCCGTAATTTCCTCCGCCTTGAACTCTTCTTTCGCCGTAATTGTTCGAAGAACTTTGCCCATATACGTTTGATCCTCGGTTTGTAGACGGTTCTGTATAAAGTTGATTAAACGGCTTTCTTCGAATGGTAAACGTCGTTTGCCTTCGTCCTTAATAATCATTGTCTGCATTTCTGCCAAAATACTTACCCCTTCCATAATGTTTCTAGTTGTTCTTTTGTGTACTGAATGCCAAGGAGAATGTCGATCTCCTCAGCGTCCAGTCTCGAAACTCCATGCAATGCTTCGCTTCTTTTTCGCCTAACTTCGTCTAAGTCGTGCTTTTGGTCGGACAGCACCATTTCTAGCTGCTCGATTAATATTTCGTTTTTGGACGTCATGCCGATTTAATCCTCCTTGCTTCCGACTCTTATGCCTCCACCAAATATTGCGCCGATAACGAACAGCCATGCCATAATCGTCGGAATCGTTCCCTCCTCGATTCCAAGAATTCCGGTAAGTAAGCCTCCGATTAAGAAGGAAACTACAATTCCTACGTAATTTCCAATGATTCCTGCGATCGTTATAACTAACGGCGGAATAATTAGTAATGCTAGGGCAATGAGAATCGCCGCTATTAAGCCGTAAATAAATTTCTTCATTCCGCGCTCCCTCCTTCGCCCAAGATTCGTTCTACCAAGCTGCCAATCAACTCGTCAACGCCTTCCGCAAACTCTTCGTCCGTTTCCCCGAGAGCGTCCAATTCTTCCCGTACAATCACCAATACCTCGTCCGTTTCTTCTTCGGAAATGCTCGTCTTTAATCCGGTATTGTTTATCGCCTCCACGAAGAAACTTAATGCAGCGCATAACTCTAAACGTGTGGCTTCGTGGGATTTTCGTTCTTCCATTCAATCGTCCTCCCTTTTCGTATCAATCAAATCGTGCTGAATCGCACACGATAACGCAACGGCAACCGCATCGGATTCGTCATTAACGGCAAATTCTCCGTCGTAGTTCGTGAGCTTTCTTACCGCGTCCTCGACCTCTTCCTTTTCCGCCCGGCCTTTTCCGACGACTAGCTTCTTAACGGACTGCTGAGCGATGTGCTTCTCCGTGTCGTAAAGTTCGAAGTCGTGTAATGCTCGGTCTGCTGCGGAATGTGCCGTATAGATCGAATGATGCCCGAACTTTCCTGCGTATTTCTCCCGTAAGATATAATCGTAAGGCTCTAGTTTCTTGCGCCCCGGCTTTCGGTAGTTATCTTGAATAAACAGGCGTAGCCAAGATTCGATGATCCTGCCCCTTACGGCATAGTCTAGCTTGCTCGAAGGAGCGACGTGGGAATGGGCGATAACTTCCGCCTTCCCGTCCTTTATATCGACAACTCCTGCCCCCGGAGAGGAGAGCGAAAGGTCAAGTCCTAAAATGCGAACAGGTTTCGGTTGGGCCATTAATAGCTTCCGCCTTCGTAATCCGCCTTGGAGTCGGAAATGATTTCGTAATGGGAGGCAAAACGGCCGTCATCAAAAACCGGATAACCGTTGTCGTTAACTCTACTTACTATTCTTCCCGGAACTGAAATATTGTTATTTCCGTAGTACAAGGAATTTATAACCATTCCCGGAACAATCTCGTCCGGCTGCGGGGCGTGTTCGAACTCTTCTACGTCCAATCCATACGCCCTACCTAACGCAATAGCTTTGCCAATGTCTGCGTTAAATACGTCGGAAGGGTCGCACTTGGCGATTCCTCTAAGAATTACGCCTCCGCGTCTCAGCCCGCGAGCAAGTGCTACAACTGTCCGCTTTTCTTCGTTTACAACAAACTCCGTTTTGGTTACGTATATAGGGTGTGAAAATCCTTTTAACTCTCTTTCCGTATAGAAACCGTCTGTTGTAATACTCGTTATTTCTTTAATAAAATCTTTCGCCCGTTCGATCGCAAGTCTGCGTCCTTCGTTTGGGCGATTTTCGGTTGGGCTGCGAAATAATTCGGTTGCAATTCGTTCGGGATCGAGGTAGATTTTCTCTTCGCCTTTTCTTACTTCCGCCTTAACTTCCGAAAGTTCTACCTCTAAGTCGACTATCATATCTACTAATTCCTTTACATCGCTTCTGAGTTCGTCAATTTCTGCCTGCTGTTGGGCGGCCAGTTTCGCTGCTGCTTCTTCGCCTTCCCTTACGAGTTCGACACCTTCTAATTCTTCGTTAAGAACGATTAATGATTCTTCGGAGCCTAACCGATCGGTATTTTTAATTGATCTCAAATAAATACCTCTGGAATCAGTCATAGTTACTTCCGTAATATTTCCGTTATCAAAACTTTCATCTCCGAAAAGAATAGCATTTACGTCAACAATTCGTACTTTATCGCCTACTTTATACGTATGCATTAATAAATCGCCTCCCGTGAATGATCCAAATACTCCAATACCTCCGAATATTGCCGTTTAACAAACTTCGGTAAGCTCGAATTTTCCACGCGTAATTGCTCTTTCCGCAGCTCCTTGATTTCCTCCTCCGTAATCTCTTGAGCGATCGTAGACTTGTACGGATTAAAGCTCCAGCCGTTTACGTCAAGTTTCGGAGGTTCTCGTCGATCAACCGCGTCCAAGATTCCGACAAAACGGTCGAACAATTCCTCGCGATCTTCGTCTGTTACGTAAATCCCAAACGCCCGAATGTCCGGAGTCTTTTCGTAGTCTTCTTCCGAGTAGTCCCACGCCTTTTTCGACGCATTAACGTACAAGATGACGAAGTAATCGACTTTGTACATTTCGGAATAAGCTACACATTGCTTGACGTGATCTTCTTGCGGCTCGCGCATTGAATATAAGGACGTTCGCGCCGAGGTCGTCTGTTTACTTTTCAATTCTAAACCGACTCGAAGTTTCTCTCCATCTGGGGTTCTGTATTCCATAATCCCATCAGAAGTACCGAATAAATAAAATGTTCTTCCTTTGTGATTTACTTTTCGATTAAGTTTGATAAATTCTTCGAACGCAGGCTCTCCGTTCTTTGTGCGAAGGAACCGAAACCTTGGGCTAATTCCTGTGTTATCTTCGAAATTGCGTTCCATTGATAATATTTCCCTTTGCATCATATCCCCTATCCTAGTTCCTATCGCAGCCCATCTCGTTTGGTGTGGTTGTTTTCGTTCGTTATCTTTCGGTGTTCGTAACTGCTTATAATATAAATGCTTAGGACATGCGTTTGCTGAGCTAGGGCTAAAATAAGGTCTTTTAGGATATACAGTCGGTGCTTCCGCATACCATCGGTGAATCTGAGCATCTAATTCATTATCCCAAATTTCCGGAAGAGAATGAAACTCGTCCAAATGCCATATTAAATCGTCTGCTATTTCCTGCGGGTGAATCATTTCGCCTTCTTTTGTCAATTAATCGGCCCCTTCGTTTCTCGTTTGTAACATGACTTCATTCGCTTGTATTTCGTGAAGAGC